ATTCCGACAACCGGGAAGTCATTGAGTTTGATGTATCTAACAGACTACAAGTAATCTTAGAAGTCATTGAGGAAGCCAGCCACAAAGTGCTCGTGTTCGTTCCGTTCACGCACACCGTCGAACTGTTGCGGGGCGTATTAGAGAAAAACAAAATCTCGTGCGGAGTCATCAACGGGCAGGTGTCGGTCAACAAACGAAGTGAACTGGTTACGCAGTTCCAAAACAACCCTGACCCCCACGTGCTCATCATCCAGCCGCAAGCAGCCTCTCATGGCCTTACGCTTACGGCAGCAGACACAATTATTTGGTACGCCCCCGTCACAAGCGTGGAGACTTACCTGCAAGCCAACGCCCGCATCAACCGTCCGGGTCAGAAGAACGCGATGACCATCGTGCACATCAAAGGCAGCGAAGTCGAAAGCCGGTTGTACAGCATGCTGCAAAACAACATAACAAACCACGAAAAAATTGTGGATCTTTATCGCCAAGAAATTTCACAAGACATTTGACTTTGTCAAAAGTTGTGGTAGACTGGTGATTCAACAACAGGAGCGACCTATGACAGAAGTTGATTTGTCCCTTGAAGAACTTGTGGGTATCTACCTCAAGATTCGCAACGCCATCGAAGCAAAAGAAGAGCAGCATAAAGCCGAACTACAGGAACTGAAAGATCAGTTTGAGGTCAAGAATGTGGGTGCCGTGTGTCCGTGCGGGTTCCATTCCCTCCAAAACATATTTAAGAGGGTTGACCAGCACGGGCTTGGGGCGGTATTTACTTTTCTTTCGCACGTTGCAACTGACTCTTTGGCGGTTGCCATACTTCTCCCTTGTTAGATTGCTTAGGGCACATGACGGACGCATCCATATACCCTTGGTCGTATCCTGCAATGTAGACGTTATGGCCTTGGCGGAAGCCCATGTAGACCAGCCCTATGCAGATCACCAGTGACAGAATAACTGCTACTACCCACTTCATGTCAACCTCTGCATCGAGTTGCCCATCAGTTCCTCGTACGAGAATTTCTTCTTCAAGGAGTCACGGATGTCCACCATGTTTTCAGAGTAGCCATAGCAAGTGTTGTCGAATACGAAAACATGCTGCGGAATCAGAGTTCGACCCAGCACAAAGGCGCGACCCTTGTCAGTCAGCCTCCACTTACCGGATGCTTTCTTATCCGCATCTTTCTCGTCCTTGGCTGCAGGTTCGACCAGCCCCCACCATTTAGAAGTCGCCATAGGTTTGGAGCGCAGAAGCCACCCCGGTGCATTACCCAGATCGACCCAGTGGTTGGGAGGGAAGTTGGTGAACATCCAGATCAGGCCCTTGGCTTGCGTGCTGGTAACCTGATAGGCGTTAATCTTCCCCCACCGTCCACAGCAAGGGCAGTCTGTGCCCTCGCCACGGATGGCTTGCGCGAACCTTTCTTTAGATTCGGCAAGTGTTGTCATGCGTTGTCTCCCTTCACTTCAATCAACTTGTCAAGGTAGTGACGGGCTTTCTTCAGGTCTTCCACGCCGCCCTTCTTGTCAGCACGGGCAAGATACTTGATGGCGTTACCACGCAAGAACCCTGCAAACTGTTCGGTTGTCATCCATGACTCCATTGCTACCCAAGGTTGTACCGACAAGTCTTTGTAGTGGTTACCACCAACTTGTTGTTGGTCAGCGTTTAGGTACATGGGCGCACATAACTGAAGTGGTAGCTGAAATCAGAGGTGAAGCATGACACAACAAGAATTGATAAAACGCCTTGAGACAACTTGTTTTGGGCTTGACCCTATTGACCCATTGCGATTGCTTGTTGATGATGTGATTGAAGCCTTGAGAGAACACGCCATGCGTGAAGTCCAGAGGCTTGGGCAAGAGATTGAGCAAGAGCCTGTGACCACATTGGAAGACCTTGAACAAGAGATCTACGAAAACACACGACAGTTTGTGTCCCGTGATGTCATGGAATGGATGCTCAAGCGGTATTACACCACCCCACCACAGCGCACATGGGTAGGGCTGACGGATGAGGAGATTGAAGATATCGTAGAAGACTGCGATGGTGTCGGTTGGGATGTTGCCCAAGCCATTAGAGCAAAACTAAAGCAAAAGAACGGCTTTGCAGAGGAGAAGAACACATGAATCCAAGAGTAGCAGATATGGCCTCCAAGGTTGGATTTGATGCGGCCAAATACACATGGTTTGACTTCTTTGATGTGCCAAACAGCATTGAGGCAGAATTAAAAAATGTTGCTCACGAAAGTGGTTGGGACAATAAAGCGCTTGCGTTAAATGAATTTTATACACCATCAGAAAACATGGCTGTTTTACATCCTAGTATTGATAATGTAATTTTCACTTATGACAAATCAATAACTATTGGTAAATATACAGGCGCAGCAGTAATGATGTGGGGTTGTGATGGAGATGAAGTTCCATTAGCTGTATTAACTGCTTATCCAATTCAAGTGGTTGAAAATAAGCCTTTGTTAAAAACAAATACTTTTATGAAAAAGCATTTTCTAAAATCGTTTTTAGATAAAGGCGACACACAAGAATATGCCATGCAACAAATCACAAAACTTTGTATTAGTGCAGTTAACTTTGCTTGTTTAATAAATTTACGAGCGCATAAAACAGATGAAGTTCTATTGGCTCACAACGCAAAAGGTTTGGACTTCATCAATCGAAAAAGAAAAGCAAAACATCAGCCATTGCTTTATTCATGGAACACCATTGAACTTAAGCCAAGCGCACAAGTAAAGCAGGAACACAAGGGTGGTACTCATGCCAGTCCAGCAAGACATAAGCGTAGGGCGCACATAAGAAAAAAAAGAGATGGCAGTTTTATATGGATACCTGAGATGTGGGTGGGTAGCATAGAAAACGGATTGATCGTGCATGACTATGTAGCAGACAAACAATTAACCAAAGAAAGCATCAAATGAACAAAGAAGTATTTAAAAATCAATCAGAAAACCTTGAATTAACTGAAAAAGAAAAATTTGATGTAGAAAATGCGTTAGACATTATGGAAAAAGTTTCAAAAGCAGAACTTGAGTTTGCTGGCAATGTTATTCAACAATTAAAGATAAAAACTATCCATACCACTATGGGGAAAGAGTGGGAGATGAAATATCCTAGTCTTGAAGAAGTCAAAAAGCTCCATGCGCTTGACAAGATATTTGAGATTACAAAACATTGAAGCCAAACTCAAGGAACTCAACACATGACGCAACCAAAATCAGCATTTGACATATCAGGGCCATCAATCTGGACAAAGGACAAGGAGCTTGTTCAGATCAACAATGGCAAAATCAATGGTCTGAAACGTAGAGAGCAAATCAGACGCACAGAGACAGTCGGCTTTCACCCACTAAGAAGCAAATCAAAAGATGGAAAAAGTTAAGTCAGCATTTGAGTCCATTAACGAACCAAGTTTGTGGCAAACAGATAAGAAAGCCAAGCGTCAGCAAGTAGCCCTCAAAGCGGCTACTACAGAGCTTAAAAACAGGGGTCTAAGGGTGCGTGAGAACTTCACGACCTACAGCAAGGCTAGAGTCTCGAAATGATAGTAAAAATCCGCACCTTCTATGGCAGAACTAAGGGGGTCAGAGGTGACCGCAAGACTGATGTTGTAATGGGTACGGCTTGGCTATGCCAGAAGTGTGGTGAGGTGATCTTGTATGAACACCTCACCCCTAAACACTATTGCAAGCGTCCGCTTATGCCTGTAGTCCTTGCAAGTACTGAGTCTTTCCCGCCACCTTAACGGCTGTGAGTTCTTGCTTTTTCAAGTTGTTGGGGTCATAGGAAACATGAACCCAACCGCTTGAGGGTTTGCCCTGTTCATAGAATTCAAGGATAAGCTGTGTGTAGTCAAGGTTATCCATAATCCATTGCGCCAGATCAGGATTAGCAACACCATCAATCTCGATGTCTGCGGCTTGACCCTTGCAGTGGTCAGAAGTCTTAGAACCACCAACAGCGGCATTTGACTCAGGGCTACGGTAGCCAGAGTTTACGGTCACAGACTTGCCAAAGTGGTCACGAACAGGCTGAAGCACCTTCTCGCAAAGAGTTTTCAGGTTCTCCAATGCCTCATCATCAGGCGTATTGTCCAGCCCCAATCGGGTGGCAGTGTCTGACTTCGTGAGTTCTTTGAGGGTGAAATTTGCTGACAGGTTCATTTGATTTCCTTTTGTGATTCAATGGCTTGGTTGTACAAATTGATGCAAGCGTTTAGCTTGGTTATTGCTCGATCACCCTCCTCGGCTATTGCGAAAAGAGCTTTTCCAACTTCTGGGTCAATGTCGGCTCGTGCTTCTCCTCCACTATCTCCTGTGGGAGTTGTGGAATCTGTGGGGGCTTGTATGGGGCAGGACGCTTTGAGGCGCAACTTGAGATTACCACTGTCAATAGCAAGATCACGCTGTTTTGTAACCAATTTGGCCTTTTCATTTGATACCCTCAATGCAGTTGATGTTGTGGTTACAGCGGCCACCAAAGCCGCTTCCTTTGCCCTAGCTTGTGTGTTTAGGCGGTCTACTTCCTCTTGTTGAGCCTTGGCCTCGTAGTGCTGACCAGTACAGTAGCCACCACCAAAGATCAAGACAAGAACTAGCAAACCTCCAAGGATGTTACTCATGGCTTAGGCGGCTCATCGTTGTCATTGTCAACAGCTTCAGCCTTTGCGGTAGCAGTAGCCACAGCAGAAACAGCCTTACGACCAGCTACACCACCCAAGACACCAGTGCAAAGCAACATGATGTCGTTGAGCATCTTGGTGTAAACCTTGTCAATCGGAGCCATGCCAACCATAGGCTGAGTCACAAACGTTACCGAATAGATGAAGCTAAAGCACGAACCAATCAGAATCAATGCAATCACCACAATGACAAAAGCCCAAACACGAGCCTCAATCTCCTCTGGTGATAAACGGTTGTTGGGTTTATATCCTACTGTTGCCATTATTTCGACTCCTTTTCTGGTTTAACAAGTTGGTCAGGACAAGTACCTGTAGCGGTACAGATTGGGGGTTTGCATTCATCAAGTGACCAGTTAACAGGGTCTTGGCACTTGTAGCGGTATCTGTCTTCACAGCCAGCTAACAACCCGCAAAGGATGCCAGCACAAATTGTTAGCGCCAGCAGTTTAATTTCATGGTTTGTCATTTTTGCGTCTCTCCTGTTCAACTTGCCGCCTTAACTTCTCTACCTTCTCAACCTGTTCCTTGACCTCATGCTTGGCCTCTAAGATGTCGAGGTACAACATTGCGCCAAGAGGCAACAATAGTGCAATCAACACGCAAGCCGCTATCCATCCCATTATGTCCTCGCCAGTTTTCCTACGAATAGAAGCCACATCCAAAGGTACGCTATAAGGATTAGGGTTACGACTAGGTACGCTGACTTTGCTTGGAAGTCTCTTTTTTCCTCCTTGCGTTGCCATTGTTTAAACCTCTCTTGAGCCTCTTGCTTTAGCCTAGCCTGATCTTGTTCCTCCTGTATGACCTCTTTCATGTCGAAAACTGAACTGTACAAAGCACCCATTTCAGGTGGACTCTGGTAGACCATTGTTTCTCTGATGGTCACAACCAGCCTGTCCATCTCTTGTTGAGCCATCACCCTCTTTAGTGCCGCCTCCATATGGTTTTGGTCTGGGTCATAGACTGTTCTGGACTTTTCTTCTTCTTCTCTAATGTGAGCCGCTAGTTGTTCTTGGAGTTTGAAGAACTCAGTAAGGTTCTTAACGATGTCCACTTTGACTTGAGTTTCATCAACAGCGACATACTGAGACTTTTTAGGCTTTGCAGTAGGCTTAACAGCTTTAGGCTTGGGACTAGCGCCAAAGAAACCGCTAAGTTTCGACCAGAAACCTTGAACCTCTCTACCAATAGCGATAACTTCATCCGCAGTGGCTCTAATCTCGACAAAAGATTCTTTAGCTTGCTTGTAAAGTTCACAGCCAGCTTGGATGTTCTTTACAAGGCCAGCCGCAAGGAGACAAAGACTGATTGGGTCAATTTCAGTCTCCTACTCTTGGACTTGCGCTTTTGAGAGCAAATTAAACATGATTGGGTAATCAAGATCAGGGAACAAGCCGCCAACTTTTTCAACCTGTCTAGCACCTTGACCAGCCAAGTAAGCGGATTCGCCAACTATTCTTGGAGAAGAACCAGCTAAGTAAGCCGCTGTTAATGGGTTTGAGAATTGGCTAAGTAGTCCAGCAGTGCCAACAGTGCCGACAGCTTGAACGCCTCTAGGAGTTACCTTGCTTAAAGCCTGACCAGCCAAGGCTGGCTTGATTGGGATGCCGCCACCAAACTCAGGAGATGTGGCCTCCAACTGGTTCACCAGATTGACTCGTTGACCATAGTTTGCGCTTGCGTTATCACGCAACACAGTCTGCAATTTACGCAATCCAGCATCAGCACTTGCTCTTTTACCTTGCGACAAGGCTCTTTCAATCTCACGAACTTGCTCTGCTGTATCAGCATAAGCCTTCATAGTGTCTGCATATGTAGGAGCCTGCTTCTGAATTGTTGACTTTACAGCGTTGTAAATATCGCCAATGATTCCTGTAGAACTTTTTTGGTTTATTGGTATGTTGGACAAAACATCGTCATAGATTTTTTGCTTCAGAATGTCTAAACCTTCAGGGGTATGAAAGTCCGCTGGATTATTGGCTTTCCATTCGTCAATGATTTTTTGTGTATCAGTGAGATACCCTGCGGCATCTTTACTTCTGACAGTACCTTTGTAGTAAATCCTGTCATTGGCTTTTTGTAAAGCATTGTCAATATCGTCAAACTTTAAAATTGATTGATCTGCTTTAACGTCAATCATTCCTGAACGATAGGCATCTTGCTGTTGCTTAATCATTGCGTTCAAGTTTGCTTTTGTATCTTCAAGAACCTGAAGCTGGTCAGAAGTACCACGCAAATTACCAGTAAAAGATTTGCCTTTTTCTCCGCCTTCTTTACCAGCTTTATATGCTTCTTCAATAGCCATTCCACCGGCTCCAGTAGTCGTACCCAAAACTGGTGGTATTTGTTTTGCACCAAAAACAAGGGGTGCGGCGGCTATTCTCAATGGGTCTGTGACTTTAGCGGCTGTAGTTAAGACCTTGGATGCTGTACTTGCTTTTGGAACAATACCAGCGCCACCAGTAAAAATCAATGATGCGTCAGACAACACACCAGCAGGGTCAGTCGCTAGTGCTGTTTTTGCACCCTCAACACTGCCATATCTATTAGCAAGGAAAGCCCCAACTTGTTCGGCAGACTTCTCACCTTTAAGGCGCATTTGCTTTGCTAAGTCAGACTCAAAGAAAGGCTCACCAAGAACCTTTGATGTTGCCCCAACAAATAAAGTTCCAATGTCACTTGCTGTTTTTATAGGGTCTGAAACAGCCTTAAATACATCAGTTGCCATGTTGTACAAAGAACTTGGGAAGTTGACAATTGCACCAGTCACGACTTCAGTTGTTGACAAAGGCTTTTGATTCTGTGCTGTTTGCACTTGGCTTGGTTGACTTGGTTGACTTGATGGGGCTAAGCCTTGCTCACGCTCGTAAGCATCAATTTGTGCATCTGTGTACCCTGCCGCTTTAGCGGCTTGACGATTAATGGTTGCCATGCTTTATCTCCTGCCGCCAGTTAAGTTAT